GAAGCTATGATCTCTCTAAGCGACCTAGCAGACCGTGAGATGGCTACTTGCAAGAGTGGTGCGTGGTGGCAGACATCAAGTCATCGTGCCTTAGCAAACAACTCAGCCATCTACAATGGCAGACCATCAATGGGTCAGTTCCTCGAAGAGTGGACAGACTTATACAACTCCCATAGTGGAGAGCGTGGTCTTTGTAATCGTGATGCAATGAAGAACATTGCTGTCAAGGCAGAGCGTGGTGAGGATCATTACTATGGAACGAATCCATGTAGTGAGATCATCCTACGCCCCAATCAATTCTGTAATCTATCTACTGTTGTTGTCAATGCAACTGATACACAAGAGTCGTTAGAAAAGAAAATTGAAATGGCTACCATCATTGGTACTATCCAAAGCATGTTCACTTACTTCCCATACCTAGCCAAGGATAAGACATGGCAGGATAACTGTGAAGAAGAGAGACTGCTTGGTGTATCCATGACAGGTATCTTTGATAACAAGTTGATGTCCGGTCTACTAGGACATGGCAGACTTAAGTATGTCCTTGAGGATCTACGAGAGACAGCCATCAAGACTAACCTTGACTGGTCTAAGAAGCTGGGTATCAACCCAAGTAAATCAATTACTTGTATTAAACCAGAAGGTACAACTTCATGTCTTGCTTCGTCAGCCAGTGGATTGCATCCCCGGTATGCTGAGCATTACTTTAGAAGAGTTCGTATCGACAAGAAGGATCCACTCTACTTCATGATGAGAGATGCCCAAGTACCAGTAGAAGACTGTGTAATGAATGCCGATTCAACTGCAGTCTTTACCTTTGTTCAGGCTGCTCCATCTGGATCACTAACTCAGAATGAACTATCCGCTATTGATCATCTTAACTTATGGTTAACCTATCAAGAGCACTACTGTCAGCACAAGCCAAGCATTACTGTTAACTATGCTGACAATGAATTCCTACCTGTTGGACAATGGGTATGGGAAAACTTTGATAAGATCTCTGGTATATCTTTCTTACCCAAGTCAGATCATATCTATGCACAAGCTCCCTTTGAATCTATATCACTAGAAACTTACAATTCGTTTCCTGTTATAGATGTAGACTTTAATCATCTCTCTTTATACGAGAAGACAGACACAACAACATCATCTCACTCCTTAGCCTGTACTGCAGGAGCTTGTGAGATAATAGATTTAACAGGATAAATAATGGCACAAAAGAAAACAGCAGCTGAAACAACAACAGCTATTGCAAACTATAATACACAACTAACAGAACTAAATGCAAATCTTGCTGGTGTTCAGGGTGGTCTTTTAGATATGGCAAATGTAGGACAAGACTCCTATTTAGCTTCTACTGGAGAGACTGCTCTGACTAAGCAAGACTTACCTAACTTTGCGGATATCTATAATCCTCTCTATAAAAAAATGAAAGATATCAAATTCACTTTAGGTGAAGATGCTACAACAGCAAACGCTGATCAAGCATTCTATGTATTTAATGCAGAGACTGAAGCAAAGAGACAAACTGATGAACAGATTTCTGTTGTTGAAAAACAAAATGAAGCAGTTGATACACAACAACAAAATATTGCTGAGTTTGTAAAACAAAAAGGTGAATCACAAAAACTTGCTATTCAAGACCAATACATTCAATCAGTAATTAATAAATCTTCAACCCTAAGTAAAGGTTTTATTACTAGTGCTGATGCTGGGTTTGATATGAATGCATATAAAAAAGCTAAAGGTAAGAATAAAACTATTTCTTATGATGCGAATCGAAAGCCTATCTATAGTTATAAACTATCAGAAGAAGAAGCAGCACAAAGATTACAGATTGTAAAAGACACAGAAGCAATGCGGTTTAAATTAGACACTACTTTACAACAAAGGGAAAGTGCTAAATATGCAGCAACGCTTGAGGAACAACAAAAAACTTTAAATAAAGCTATTACCAAAGGTAATGAGTTTTTAACAAAAGTTACAAAGAAAGAAGCTGAAGCTGCAGCTAAGGCTGCAAAGAAAGAAGCTGAAGCTGCAGCTAAGGCTGTAAAGAAAGCAACTCAAGAGGCAGCTAAGGCTGTAAAGAAAGCAACTAAAAAGAAATGATTACTAACATTCAACAATCAAAGACTCGCTTAGCTCTATCTACCCCAATAGATCTACCTGAAGTTAAACAGTTAATCAAAGATCTGTATATTCAAATAGAAGAGTTAAGAAATGAAATCAGAAAAGTATCCGAGAATAGATCCAGACCTGATAAAAATTCTGGAAGAACTATACAAGCCCCTTGAATACGATGCTGACTGTGAAGAAAGCAAGTTTGCAAGACGATCTGCATATAGGGCAGGGCAAATAGAAGTCGTAAACAAATTAAAAGCTGTGCTAAAGCAACAGCAAGGAGGCAAGTAATATGGGTGGAAGCCCTAGTATTAGTGGTGGTATGACATATGATGAACAAAAGAAACTAATGGATGACGAACGCGCCTTCCAAAAGGAACAAGAAGAAGAGCGTAGAAAAGCAGCAGAAGATGCTGAGACTCGCCGTGTTGCTAGAGAAGCTATTGCTATGGCTAGAACCAAGGCAGACGAACAAGCAGAAGTCCAGACATCTACCGCTGCAGAACAAGAAGCAATTATGGAAGCTCAGTCACAAGCTGAAGCACAAGGTACTAACGGTATTCAAGGTGATAACGCCAAGGCATTAGATTTTTATTCCGCACTATACAATGGTGTATCTACATAAAGGAGTGTAAATGACAAACAATCTTGTTGAACGCTTCCGAATGTTAGATGCAATGCGAACATCTAAACTATACCGTGCTCGGCTATGTGCCGCACTAACTGTTCCAAGTCTTCTCCCACCTGCGGGTTGGACTGAAGAGATGGAACTACCACAGCCAACATCATCTGTTGGTGCAAGAGGTGTGACTTCATTAGCTAGTCGAATGCTATCAGCAATGATGCCTTTGAATGACACACCCTTTTTTAAATTTGGTCTTCGGTCTGGTGTAGAACCAACCGCAGAAATTGGACAGTATCTTGAGACTATGAGTTATCAAGTCTATCGCAAACTTATTGGTACTAACCTAAGAGAAACAATCTTTCAAACAATACAAAATTTAATTGTAGTTGGAGATTGTTTAGTACATGAGATGGATGACTTTAAGTTTAGAGTTACTCGTCTAGATAACTATGCTGTACAGCGTACTGTTGCTGGAGATGTCAATGAAATTATTCATATTGAATATGATCTTGTAGATCCAGAAGCAATTAGTCCTCACTTCTCTTTACCCGAATCCGCTAAGAGAGGTTACAAAAAAACATATTGTCAATATCTCAAGGAGGACAACCTATGGAAGTACAAAAAGGAAGACAGCGATGGGAACCTACTGACAAGCGGTGTCTACGAAGTATGTCCTGTGACGGTACTACGGTGGTACGGCATACCCGGAGAAAACTACGGGAGATCGCACTGCGAAGATATCCTAGGCGACCTATCAAGTCTTGATGGTTACACTAAGGCATTGCTTGATGGCATGGCAGCAGCCTCAGCCTTCTGGATGGGCATTGATCCATCCGGTATTACTGAGGTAGATGATGTTGCTGATGCACCCAATGGCTCATGGATCCCCGTGAGACAAGCAGATGTATTCGTGCTATCACCCTCACAGACAATGAACCCACAAATCTCAGCCGCTCAGACCGCTGTTGAAACTATGCGTAGAGAAATTGGTCAGGCATTCTTAATGTCTGCCTCCTCACTACCAAGTGGTGACCGCGTGACTGCTACGGCTGTTCGTATGATTGGTTCTGAACTTGAGACAGTCTTGGGTGGCGCATTCAGTGCTATCGCTAGAGATCTTATGGAACCAATTGTTAGACGATCTATATTTTTAATGATTGAAAGCGAAGAACTTGATACAAGAATGTATGAACAATTCTTTGATGCTGAAGGTGTATTAACCATTGAAGTAATTACTGGTCTTCAAGCCTTAAGTCGTGATACTGATTTGCAAAAGCTTATGCAGATGGGCGAGATGGTTCGCAATCTACCTGAGCAAGCAGCCGCTGCATTTAAATGGGAAGAGTATGCTAGAGCATTGATTACTTCTCTTGGCTTTGATGCCCGTAATTGGGTACGCTCAGCTGAAGATATTCAACAAGAGCAGATGATGATGCAACAGCAACAGGCTCAGCAGCAGATGACTCAGGCTTCCACACAGGCAACTGCTGGAGCAATGGGTAACATCATGGCACAGGCAGGACAACAGGATCTTGCACAAAATGGTGGACAAGGTATCATGAATGTTCTACAGAACTCAGGTGCTGACATGTCTGCATTTACAGGAGGACAACCTAATGGCTAAGAAAGTTAATAAAGCTAGCATGTCTTGTAACAAACCTACTAAGTCTCCTAACCCGAATAAGAAACGGGTAGTAAAGGCTTGTGCTAATGGGCAAGAGAAGATCATTCATTATGGGGCAGCAGGTTATGGTAACAACTATAGTCCTGAAGCTCGTAAGTCTTTCAAGGCTAGACATAAGTGTGATTCAGCAAGCAATAAACTCACTGCTAAATACTGGGCATGCAAAGACCTATGGGGTGGACCCGGTAAGTCTAAGACATCATGCCCCAAAAATAGAAAATGTAAGTAATGAGTTCAAGCCAAGCATTACAACAACAGCAATTATTTAATAAAAAAATAGAAACCCTCTTACAGTTACACACACATCCATTATCAAGTTTGACTCAAAGTGGAGCTACTTTAAACCAAGTACCTCAGTGGAATGGAAGCGCATGGGCAGCAGCAACTGTAGCAAGCGCAGGAATAATTGATGGTGGCTTTCCTAGTGATAACTATAGTAATATAACAACTATAGATGGAGGTACACCTTAATGGCATCTAAGATTCAAATAAGGCGTGGTACTGCTGCACAATGGACTGCTGCTAATCCAATTTTAATTATTGGAGAATTAGGATTTGAAACTGATACAAACCTTATTAAGGCTGGAGATGGTACTACAGCATGGGCATCTCTTTCTTACTATACAGGAATTCCAGGACCGACAGGTGTTACAGGACCTCCGGGTGCAACAGGACCTACAGGTCCTGCAGGTGCAGCAAGTACTGTTGCAGGACCTACGGGTCCAGCTGGTACAACAGCTGCAGCAAGTCTTACAGGTACAACCCTTGCATCTAATGTTGTTTCATCTAGTTTAACAACACTTGGAACTCTTACTAATCTGACTGTCTCTAATACTATTGCAGGAAACACAAGCACTGCTTCACAGTTACTGACTACAAGAACAATAAGTCTTGGAGGCGAGGCAACTGGCAATGCAAATTTTGATGGCTCAAATAATGTTACGATAACTACAACTATCCCACTACTTGATGGTGGAAATTACTAAGGAAAATTAAGGAAAATTATGGCAAACACAATTAGAATTAAGCGAAGTACAGGAAACGCCGCACCAACCTCACTTGCAAATGCAGAGCTGGCGTACACAGAAGGAACAGATATTCTTTACTACGGAGAAGGCACTGGTGGGGCAGGAGGAACTGCTACTACTGTTCTTCCAATCGGAGGACTTGGTGCTTTTGTTTCTCTTGGAAGTACTGCACAAACTATTGCAGGTGTTAAAACATTCACTGGTGGTGTTGTACTTGGAACTCCCGGATCTGGCACCCTGACTAATTGTACTAGTCTGCCATTAACTACAGGTGTAACTGGTGTTCTGGGTGTTGCAAATGGTGGTACTGGATTTAGTACACTTGCGGCTACAGGCTTTGCTCTCAAGGGAGCTAATTCCGACATCACATCTATTACTGGTTTAACAACTCCACTGACTGTAGCGCAGGGCGGTACCGGGTCGGCTTCTGGAGTAAGTTTAGCAACAAGTGTAAGTGGAATTCTTCCTGTTGCAAACGGTGGAACAGGAACATCTTCTGGCGTAGCTTTAGGAACAAGTGTAAGTGGTATTCTGCCTATTGCAAATGGTGGTACGGGATTCAGTTCGCTTGCTTCTTCAGGCTTGGCTCTTAAAGGTGCAAACTCCGACATTACATCTATTACTGGTTTAACAACCCCACTGGCTGTATCACAAGGTGGTACAGGATCGTCTTCTGGAGTAAGTTTAGCAACAAGTGTAAGCGGTATTCTTCCTGTTGGTAGCGGAGGTACTGGATTTAGTACACTTGCTTCGGCAGGTATTGCTTTGCGTGGAGCAAACTCCGACATTACATCTATTACTGGTTTAACAACTCCACTAACTGTAGCGCAAGGTGGTATTGGAGCCAATAGTTTTGCTTCGGCAGGTATTGCCTCGCGGGGTGCAAACACTGACATTACATCCCTTGGTGGTTTGACAACTGCACTGACGGTTGGACAGGGCGGTACGGGCGTTACTACCAGTACCGGAACTGGCTCGGCTGTTCTTTCAGCAAGTCCAACATTCACAGGAACAATTGGCTGTGATATTATTTCATCTACAGGAAATGTTACTATTGGCGGCAACCTAGTAGTCAACGGCACTACTACTACAGTTAATGCAACCACAACGACTCTTGATGACCCCATCATTACTCTTGGTGGTGACACCGCTCCTGCATCAGATGATAGCAAGGATCGCGGAGTAGAATTTAGGTGGCACAATGGAGCTTCGGCAAAGGTTGGCTTCTTTGGATTTGACGATTCAACTGGATATCTAACCTTTATCCCAGACGCAACCAATACAACCGAAGTTTTCTCTGGCACTAAGGGTGACATCGAAGCGACTAATTTCCGTGGTGCTTTGATTGGTAATGCAAGTACAGTTACAAATGGTTTATACACAGACAGCACCATTGACGGTGGTTCTTATTAAGGTAACTAATGGCAAATATAATTCAGCTTAAAAGAAGCGCAACAGCATCATCTATACCAGCGGCGGGATCATTATCGTTGGGCGAGTTAGCTATCAACACCGCAGATGGCAAGGTCTACTTGAAGAAGGGCAATGGCTCTGTTGTTGAAGTCAGCAGTAACAACACCCACACGCATTCTGCTGCTGATATTACAAGTGGAACTTTAGGCAATGCTTATACAACGGCTACAGATGCTGACACAGCAAGCACGATTGTTCAACGAGATTCTATAAAAGGATTCGCGTGTACAAAAATAACTGGCGGCAGTTCAGGACTCACGCTTGCGGGATCAGTGACCGTTGTTGATTCCAAGGTCTACGCCGCAGGAACACTGCGATCTATATATGTAGATCCGGCTCAAGGAAACATTCAGACTGTTACTGGATCCGCAACTGGAACGCAAAACGCTTATGCGTATAATTATAATGGCGCGAGTGGTCGAGCCACTACCGTTATTTTTGTGAATGGTGGGTTAATGAACGGCTCGACAGGTTCATGGCATCCCGACATTCTTTTCCCCGGAGGCGTAGATCCAACTCTGTCAAATAGCGGTGTTGATGTAATTACCTTTATTAATGACGGCACTAGAACTCTTGGCTTTGTCGGCGGTTTGGCATTCGCATGATTGGTGCCGCTTACATCGGAAGTCAACGAGCAAACTCGCGCCTTCTGCTAGGAACTACACTTTTTACTAACAATTTAGATAATGTGTACACGGTTCCAGCAGGAACGGTTTATATCGAAGTGGATATGTACGGCGGCGGTGGCGGTGGTCAAAATGGTTTTTATCAACCTGCTGGCGGCGGCAGAGGAGGACAACCAGCAGTTATATCGGGTGGCGGTGGCGGTGGTGGTGGTGCTAGATGCCGACATCGCTATTCAAGCAACCTCGCGTCTGGAGATTTAATTTACTTCAATATTTCAAACGGAGGTGCGGTGACCGCAAACGCGGCGGGTACGTCCCTCAATTCCCATCTTCGGGGTGTAACGACCATTTTAAATTTTTCCCCTGCACCCGTAGCAGGAGGTGGTTTTGGTGGGGGGAGTGGTACTGGTGCCGGTGGTGGAAGTGCCACAAACGGAAACTTGTCAAACCAAAATGGAAATAATGGGGTTGGTGGTACTTCTTCTGCTACTGTCGCTCAGGACGGTAAAGATGGAGGAAACCCTGCTAGCGGAGGTGGAACAACAAAAGGATTGGGTGGACTTCACGCTACCAACACTCCTCCGACAGCGGGTACACAACCGGGTGGTGGCGGTGGTGGCGGCTATGCAAAATCCGGAGCGTCATATGGAGGTGCAGTTGGCGGCAAAGGACAACTTGAAATGAAAGCATACGGATAAAACATGGCAAAGACAACATACAAATGTAATTGTGGTAAGACTACTACATGCACGGGTAAGGACGCTGCAAAGATAGTGTACCCAAAGAAAGATAAAAAATAATGATTCATACACACACAATGTCTCAAACAAAACAAGCAAGAGAGGATATGTTTGTTGGAATAACTACTGACAACATTAATTCCACAACGGCTTATAACGAACACACGACACTAACCTCTATGGCAAGTGATGCCACAAGTTTAATTATTCCCTCAGGTTCCTATACACATGTGCGTATTCATCCTTTACTGCTCAGCTTCGCAACTAGTGCTGGCTTTCGAGTAACAGGTTGGTCGAAACTAGGTAATAATTACTATCCAACACTGTTGTTTGTAGGTTCAATTGCGGGAGTTCAGGCTTCTACAATGATTACTAACAACTCTGTTGCCCTTAAAGGTGTACATGGTATCACAGCAACCGCTGGCATGGGTGCAAACACATTAATTAATAACGCTGCTGTGCTGTCGGTAGCATCAATAGTTGTTCCAGTGTTTGGATGTTCCCATGTTGAGGTTGATTTTATCTCAGCTACAGCCACAGCAGCATACGCTAACATCTTGTACAATTATTGCTCTATTGGTTAATCTATAACTCTATAGCCTAACACAATTATTTATAAGAAAGGAATACTATGAAGAAGAAACCAGCTAAGAAGATGATGATGGATAAGAAGATGGACAAGAAGATGGCAGTTAAGAAAGCCGCTTCCAAGAAGAAGCCTTATTAAATTTAACGAAAGATACACAATATGAATGAAGAGACTCCCGATATGATGGAACAATCCTCCGAGACTCCAGTCATGTCTTCGGAACAATCTCTTACATCGACTCCAGAGGATGCTCAGCTTGTTCGTGAGAAAGTAGCCTTTGATGCTTATGTAAGAAACCAAGGTATGGCTGTCCCTGAAAACTTCAAGGATGCCGGAGCTTGGTTTGAGAGTTTAAAGACTGCTCAAAAAGGATACACTCAGTCACGACAAGAAGTTGCAGACCTGAAGAAGAAGTATGAAGCAACCCCGTCAACTACTAATCCAGTTACGGGACAACCTGTGGTAGAACCTGTGAAGGAAGTAATTCCTTTGTTACCAGAGGTCTTAAAGATTCCAGAGAACAAGGTTGAAGAGGTAGCCAAGGTAGAAAATATCCCGGCATCCTCAGATGATTGGAAGCAGTGGACCATTGAGTTCACCGCCAACAATGATCTTTCGGCTGAGACATTGGAAGTCATTAAGAAGAAGACTGGTCTTCCTGATTATGTTGTTAATGAATATATGCAGGGACAGAAGGCTAAGATTGAGATGGCTTATACTAAGGCATCTGAGTTAGTTGGTGGTCGGGAAGAGTTGAGTAAACTCTTTGTCTGGGCTAGCAAGAACCTCAGTGCTGCAGAACAAGCTTCAGTCAATCAGAACCTAGCATCAGCATCTTGGGATGTAGCCCTCTATGGGCTTCAGGCTAAGTATGCTAAGACCACACAGACAAGCAAGAGTGCAGAACCCAAGCCAACCGCAAGAGGGCAGATCCCTATTGCATCGACTCAACAGGGATTTACTGCTTACCAAACTAAGCGTGAGTTCTCTGCAGAGCGTAATCATCCGGGCTTCAATGCCGATCCTAAGTATCGTGCTTATGTTGAGCAGCGGATGATGCGTACTAACTTTGAAAAATTACCCAAATAATCCGTAACAAGACAACGGATCGACTGAGGTTAGCCAAAGGGTAAATCCCCCTTTATGGTAATGGATAACCCTTGGCTAAACTCACTCAACAAAAAGACTCCCTTAGGAATAATCGAACGGTTGAGAACTTTTTTGTCTTACAATTTGATATGAATGATATGATCTTTTTTAAGAAAGAATACTACTATGGCATTTTCAGGACATAATATTGCTGCTGGCGACCTCGCTCTAACACGGAGTGATGTCTCAGCCGAAACTTCGGGTGGCGTAGCTGGCGTTAATAAGCTCTGGCTCCCACTCTGGTCTGGCGAAGTAATCAATGCATACGATCAGTTCAATGTATTTGAAAACCTCATTACGAATAAGACCCTCACTGGTGGTTTCTCATACGAGTTCCCAATCACTGGTACTGTTGGTCTGAACCCATCGTGGAATGCTGGTATTGAACTCGGTGGTGATACCTCTGACAACAAGAGCACCACTATCAAGGTCAATCTTGATAAGCGTCCTATGGCTGCTCACTTTGAAACTGACAATGTTGACTTGCTCGTTACTCAGTGGGATTACCGCTCTGAGTTGGCTCGTCAGGCTGGACTCACCCTTGCTAGCACCCGCGACCGTCAGATTCTGATGGCACTCGTTGCTGCAGGTTCAGTTCCAGCACTCGCTTCGGATCCTCGTGGTCTTGCAGCGGCTGCTTTCCATGTACCAAGCCAGATTGCAGACACCATTGCAAGTGTTGCAGCAGCTACTGATGTCGAAGGACTCAAGGTTCTCCAAGCTATCGAGGATTACCTCGTTGTTTGTCAGGAGAATGATATTGGTGTTGGCAGCGTCTATTGCGCTGTACCTCCAAAGGTCTTCCAAGTCATCCGTGCTCTTGGTATTCCACGAGCACTGACTAACAATGTTAATCTTTCTCAGGGTGCTCTTGTTGCTCCTGATATGACTACTGGCATGAACATGATGACTGACTCTCTTGATTACATGGGTGTCAAGATTATTAAGACCAATCATATCCCAAAGATTAACCACACCACCGAAGCCAATAACATTGGTGGTTCAAAGTACAATCTTAACTGCTCACAATTTGGTATCTTTGGTATCATCTTCCAAGCAGAGTCGATTGCTGGTCTATCCCTCATGGGCATGAAGGTTGACACCGTACAGGATGTTCGCCGTAATACTCAGTTCACCGTAGGCAGCATGCTTAAGGGTACTGGTATCATCAAGCCTGAGATGGTCAAGCTCATCACCGCTGGCTCAGCTGCGGCTGCTGCTGATCTTCGTGCTGACATTGCAACATACCTCTCATCCACTACCGCTGGTAACTGGACTGGTGGTTTTGCTGCAGAATACGCTGTAACAAGCTAATGATTACCACTCTCCTTCATAACAAGTTTCTATTATTAGTACTAGTTTGAATCGGAGGTGATCGTTTATCTACCCCCGGCTCCCTTAAGTGGGAGTCGGTGGGTTTTTTCTAACAATTTAAAGGAGGCTACTATGGGCTTAATAACAAAGCTACAAGCAATTAATCATATGCTACTGGCTTCAGGTGAAAACCTTGTAGCCGACCTTGAGGGTGAGTCGGGTATTGATACAGGAATTGCAGACACACTTTTAGAGCAAGCAAGTATGGATCATCAGATGCGTGGACTATCGGGTAATAAGTTTACCCGTGAGTTTGGTCTAGTAACCGATGGTTATATTGCACTACCTACTCCCGATGGAGATGAATCTGGTATCTTAGCTGCTGAATTAGTGTCACAACATACAAATAAAGATGGTTATCTTATCAAAGCAAGAGTTTTGAATAATACATCTCCAATGCGTCTGTGGAACATTACTGATGATACAGATATATGGCAAGCCACTAATGGTCCGTATTATATTGAACTGACTATGAAACTACCTTGGGAGAATCTAGAGACTGCAGTACAGAGAGCCATCATGGCTACTGCTATGCGTCACTACCAGAGTATTACTCAGGGTGATGAAGCTACTGATGCTTTCTTGGGATACCAAGAGCAACTCTTTGCCCTTAAGAGCAAAGCAGCGGATGTAAATGACAAGAAGAAAAGCATCTTCGGTATGTACAGTATGCCTAGAAGCTCAGCACAGCGTTCTCGTAGTTTAAGTGATCCAAATCGGTTTAGATACTTTCGCACTGGAGGTTTTTAATGGCTATTCGCAGACGCAGCCCACAGGCTGGCTATGCCTCAACCAAAGTTCCTGTCTTCACAACCAACTCTGTTGGCAGACAGTCGCCTAATAGACGGCAACCAAACGAAGCAGAGAATATTGATAATGCTTTAGTTTCCCTAGAGCGTAACTTTGAGAAGCGACCCGGCTTTGAGATTGTACCGCAGAAGACTGCAGCAGAGGCTACCTCATGGGATACCTCATCAACCACTATTCGATTAGATTTATATTCTTTAGCCGCTGTTCCAGCAAACCATGATCTATGGTATTATTGGTACAGTATTAATGAAGAGAATACATTCCTTGTTGTCATTGATTTTAGTGCAACAAGTGATGCTGAAAAGTTATTCTATATCTTCAGAGTCTACCCTACAGGTACATGGGAAGATTTAACTCCTGCTGATCAGACCAATGCCACTGGTGTTGTTAAGACAGACAGCCGTGCATACATCACACATAACCCCAATAACAAGACAGCCAAGGAAGCCCTTAAGGCTGTATCGCTAGGATCAAGTGTCGTTGTTCTTAATAAGAATGTACGAGCGGGATTTAGTTCTGATGTTGAAGGTAAGTTATTTGATCTTGATGGTGTAGTAACTGGAACTGATGATATCAATGGTCGTAAGATTAAATACTATACGGCAGTTAAGGTTGCCAAGGTATTTGACACAGGTACAGACGGCTTAGCGGCTACTACCGATGATGTTTTACTTGGCTTCCGACCTGCATTATTAATAGGTAAAGCAGCAGCTGGATCAGCTACTACTATTACATTAGATAGTAGTTCTAGTGATAAGGATGATTCTTATAATTGGATGACAATTACAATAACATCTGGAGTTGGATCAGGACAAACTAAAGTAATTCAAGATTATGTAGGATCAACAAGAAGTGCAACAGTGTCAACTTGGAGTATAACTCCAGATGCCACATCTCGTTATACTATTGATATTAGCAGTCTTCTTGTTACAGGCACAGCCGTAAGTGGTTCCACCTCAACTATTAAATTAGCAGCTAGTGCCTCTATAGTAACTAACGCTTATGTCGGACAAACAATAACTATTACTGGTGGTACTAATAGTGGGCAAGTAAGAACTATTGTTAGTTACGATGGTGGCACACAAACTGCCACAGTAAGTAGTGTTTATTCAACAGCAATAACCAATTCATCTACTTATAGTATTGCCATAACTAATGCAGACTATATTTCTGCTGATGATTACTATTACTATAATACAGCTCAAGCTTACTTAGGAAGTCGTGTTAATGATTTATCTGATATTAGATTGCCTCCTGAAAAAGATGATTGGTTTTCTAATAATGCTAAACTAACTAGTACTACAGATGATACTGCCAAGCAAATGCTTGAGTCTCTCTATGACAGCGATACTCTTCTCAGTGGTATTATCAAGGGTCGTGGTAAAATCTTCTTCACACTTAATCCATATCTTAATACAACAAGTGGATACTATAGAGTTATTAGTTGGAATCCAGCTGAGCAAACTTATTACTATAGCCCTTCAGATGCAACTAGAGGTATTTATACTTACTCTGGAACAACTGGAGGTGTAGTCCATACAACTGAAATTACTACAACAGGTAGACCTTATCTCCAAAAGATTAGAACACCCGATGAACACTCTTACATTGATCCCCGAAGAATGCCACAGAAACTTGTGGTATCTATTGCTGCATCGAATGTAACCGCATGGAACATGGAACCAATTCAATGGTCTGCTAGAACCACAGGTGACAAGACAACTAATCCGGGACCGAGTATCTTTAAGACCGTAGACCGCAAGAGCCTAAAGCATGTAAAGATTAACTCTATCGCAGTCTTTAAAGATAGACTGTGGTTCTCTGCTGATGATGTTATTTTCTCATCTGAGATGGGTGAATATGAATCACTCTTCCTTAAAGATTCAAATAACATTATTACTACAGATCCTATTGACATTCGTGTCTCCTCAAATAGCTACTGTGAGATCACAAGTATGACTCCCTTTGAAGAGTATATGTTTATCAATACCAAGGCTAACATCCAATTCCAATTGATGTCTGCCGCAGGTATGGAACTGTCGCCAAGCAATGTAGCGGTAGCCCCGGTTACCTACTATGGTACTGCGCCTATCCTAGACCCACAGTTTATTGGGTCACGACTATACTTCTTTGATTCCCAGAAGCTCTTCCTGTTTACGGGTAAGGGTACAATGGGCTACGCTTCTGCTGTAGAGGTTTCAAGCACAGCAGCTGGCTATCTACCAAAGAACTACAGGACTGCAGCCACAGCCCCCGCACAGGACACACTACTGTTTGTAGATGATGACCAGCGGAATCATATTTATGGGTATGTCAATCGGTTTAGTGGGGATAGGGTTGTACAGAATTCATTCTATCGTTACATTTTAGATGCTACAGATTCTATTGAGACACTGCAGTGCTTTTCTAATAACATGTATGTTGTCAGTAAACGAGAAACTAGTGCTGGTAGTGAAACTTATAAATATTATCTTTATCGTAACTATATGTTAAATGAAGATGTGTATATTCCTCGTCTTGATCGAATGTTTAAGATGAAAATTATTAACTCAGATTCACAAGCTGTTAATTACAATGCTAAATATGATCCATACACAGCTACTACTACTTATCGTATACCGGGACATACTAACATAATTGAAATAGATAAATACTTTGTTGTTCTTTTTAAGGGATATTTAAATAACGGCACTCCTGATAGTGAAGATTTAAGTAATGTAGCTATACAACCTTTTAGTGTCACTAATAAAACAGATGCTAATGGTGGACAGTATACAGAGATTGTAGTTATTGGTGCAAACTATGCAATCAATAATTACTATGTATACATTGGTGTTAAGTTTAAGATGAATGTAGAACTCAGTACTCTGTTTGTACGCGATGAAAATAATAATATTATAGATGGTGTATTGAATATCCGTAGTGCTATCTTTAGACACTACTTCACTGGACCATATGATATTGAAGTAACCCATAGAGGTAGACCCGCATTCACAACAAGCTATATTCCAACAAGACCGGAGTATACAATCTATGAAGATACTTTACCTCTAGAGATATTTCAAAAGCAAGGTGAATTTGTATCTAAGATTCTTGGATACTCAGATTCAACTACTATTAGAATTACCAGTGAATACCCAACTCCAGTTAATATTACGAACATGGAGTTTAAGGGTAAGTTTAAACAGAAATATACAACCATTGACACTTAACGGAGACACATATGACAACATATGATAACTTACATATAGCACAGACAACACTCATCTATGACTCAAATAATAATTCATCTGTAGCAAGTGGTACTTTTGATTTAAGTACAATGGCATTCTTACCGAATGTCCCGCTTATTGATCAGATTGAAGTCGAGAGAGTCTTTGATACTGGAGCTGATACTAATTTTGGAACAAATGTATTTACAATTGCAGACCGAAGACAGTTATTCATCTTCCCAAAAAATTGGTACACAATCAATGAACAAACCAAGGTATTGACCTTTATTGATTTAAGTACAATTCTTGTTGGCTCATCTTACAATCCTTTTAAGTTTTATCCTGAAAGCCGTTCTTTTTCACTAACTTTAAAAGATGCAAATGGGAATGACCAGTATGTTGACATCCCACTACTGCAAGCAAATACAACTTCCGGACCGCCAGTTCGACAGTATGATAAAGTTTTTATTCGTAGAAAGACTGTATCACTCAATAGCATTGTAACCTTTGCACCCGGTACTCGCTTAACTACAACACAGTTAAACCTACAGTTTGATCAGTTAAAGTATTTAGTACAAGAAGTTGTTGCTAAGATTCGTAATGAAATTATTCTTAAGTATGACGAGAATGCAGTTGACGGTCCCTTCTTAGGGAACGGCGATTTGAAAATGAATAATAACTTTATTAAGGATGTAGGTAGTAAAGAAATTACTGATACTGGAACATTCTTTACGGGTCAAGATAATATCGCCTACTCAGGTGGTACATTTATTGCCAATGTGTTAGCAGTAAAAAATGCTGTAACCAAAGGTGCAATCTATCGTACAGGTCTAGTTGCTGGAACACCAACATTTACTGGTGACTTTACAACCAGACTTCCGGGTGTTGCAACAGATTATAAAATTACAAATTTATCTCCCGGTACTGCGGCAACTGATGCTGTAAACTTAAGTCAGTTAAATAATGCTGACAACTTAACTTCCGGCACAGTAGCTATTGCTAGACTTCCTAATGCTATCCCACTGTCTAAACTAAGTTCAGCAATAGGACAAACTTATACCTTCCCTTTAGAGAATCTTCCTAGTACTTTAACTACATCTGTTGGTACTTTTGGACAGCTAACAGCAAGCAATACCAATAACATGGTGTCTGCTACTGTTAATAGCAAGGGTATCTTAAGCAGCCTAACCCATAGAAATATGACGGTCGATGATCTTCCAGTTGTATCTGGTCTAGTCGCACAATCATATGGTGGGACAGGTAAACTGCTTACAGTCGCAGCAGATACCAAGGGTCGTATTACTTCTATTAGTACTGCTACTATTACAACAAGTGATTTACCAAATACTGCTGTTACCGCTGGTTCTTATGGAGCTATTAGTGGTGTTAGTGCCAATGCACTCACACGCTTTACGGTAGATGCTAAGGGTAATCTAACTGCAGCTGCTAACAGATCAATTGAAGTAAATGATTTACCTACTACATCCGTTACTGGTGCTGGTACATATGGTCAAGCTACGGCATCTAATACCAACAATATGTTACAAGTTGCGTATGATAATAAAGGTCGTGTAACTACCACTAGCCATAGAAATATGGGCATTGATGACCTTCCCGGTAGTATTCCATTAAGTAAATTGAGTAATGCTTTATCCCAAAGTTATATCTTACCAAAAGATGCTATTGCTGACGGTTCTATTTTAGTTGCAAAATTAGATACAGTAACCGCAGGTCAATCAGCTCTTCCAGTAAGCTTTATACCTTCAGGTATTATCCTTAGTAAGATTGATCCTGCAACTCCCGGTGCATTCGTTCTCCCAGACACATGTCTAAATACTATTGCTACTATCACAGCAGGAGCGTATAGTACGCAGCCTGTAAAAGATATCACAGTAGATACTAAGGGAAGAATAACTGCTATTAGCCAAAGAGCTATTACTAGTGGAGATATTCCTGCATTATCTGCTTCAGCTATTAGTATTACTACTTCACCTTTTGCTGATGCTTTGATTCCACCTTTAGCTACATCTTCAGCGGGTAGTTATGGTAGTACTACTACTATTCCTACATTCACTGTAGATACTAAGGGACGAGTCACTGTGGCTGCAAACTCTGTAGCCATATCAACAGCACATATCAGTAATTTTAGTACTAACACTAATACTCTTATTGATGCAAGAGCACTATCTCTTGGGGTTGGTGCTTTCTTTAATGCAGGTACTAAGTTAATTAGTAATGTACTTAATCCCGTAAGTGATCAAGATGCAGCCACTAAGAAATATGTAGTGGATAATTTCCAAAGTCTTAGTGGTTTCAATGCTGCTGCACTGACGCAGATTCAAGCGAATGCTCCATTCTGGGATTCAGTCAATAGCCGCTTTACTGCCCTAAGATCTTCAGTAGCTCAAAATATCTTTGGTGTTGCTACACCAACAGTGGATAGTCATGCAGCTAATAAGCTATATGTTGATACTGCTCTAGCTAGTTACACAACTACAGCAACTCTTAATACGCCGATAGATGCTAGACTTGCTACTAACTCAGTCTTCTTGTCTGGTGCTGTGCTCAGTGCAGGTACTAAAAGAATTACTGCGGTTGTAGATCCTACTTCGGCTCAGGATGCAGCAACTAAGAATTATGTAGACACTAATTATACTCTAACCTCAGCTATCAATACACCGATAGATGCAAGACTTGCTACCAATTCAGTCTTCTTATCCGCAGGTTCGCTAAGTGCCGGGACTAAGAAGATTATTAATGTAGTTGATCCGACTCTGGCTCAAGATGCAGCAACGAAGAATTATGTAGACACAAACTACACATTAACTTCAGGTCTTAATACTACTATTGATAATCGACTTGCTACCAATTCAGTCTTCTTATCCGGAGGTGCGCTAAGTGCCGGGACTAAGAAGATTATTAATGTAGTGAATCCAACAGCTGCTCAAGATGTTGTTACAAAGAGTTACTTAGAAGCTAATGCAATCTTTGCTACCGGATCCAATTTAAGTGCGGGTAATAAATATCTCACTGATATGATTATGCGCCCTGCTGGTTCTTTGGCAGCTAATGATGCCGTTAACTTTGGTTATGTTGAAACAGCTGTTCTAAATGCTGGTGGTTCTATTGTTGGTACGGCTACTCCTCAAGTGTTTAAACAAACTTGGGCATCTGCTACTGCCATTGCATCTACAACACCAGCAACTACAAGCTTTATACGCTATCGCTTTAATTTTGTAGATCCTACAAACCCAATATACGCAACCAGTTCAGCAATGATTCTGATTGATGCTGAGGGTGGCACTAGAGTCTTCACTCCTAATGCATTAGATGCTACGGCTGGTACTGTATATGATGGATACTTCTTCTTAGATACTAGTGGTGGAGCAACTAAAGTACTAAATGTATATGTTAGTGCTACCCCAACAGGAAGCATCACAATTAGAAACTTTGGTTTATCTCGCGTTGTTTCTGGTGGTCTTGCTACAACTAGTTCAACTGGTTTAGTATCTATTGCTTCCGGAAATGATGGTGGTATCAGTGTAACAGGTCTTGGTGATCTTGCACTTATTCCTGCAACTGCAACTCAACTTGGTGCTGTCAAACTAGGCACAGGTTTAGCTGCTGGCTCTGGTGGCATAGTAAATGTTACTTATCCTACTGCTGGCACTGCTACCCTTGGTCAGGTTATGGTTGCTCTAGTTGCAACTAGTGGTTTAAGTCTTAACACCTCAACAGGTGCGTTGTCTTTACCTATTGGTACTGCTTCACAACTAGGCGGTTTAAAGCTAGGCACAGGCTTAGCTGCTGGCTCTGGTGGCATAGTAAATGTTACTTATCCTACTGCGGGTAATGCTACCCTTGGTCAAGTCATGGTTGATGCTGTTGCCACAAGTGGCTTAAGTTTAAACACCTCAACAGGTGCTTTATCTTTACCAGCTGCAACTACGACACAACTTGGTGGTATTAAGCAAGGCACAGGACTTACCATTACAGCTGGTGTTGCTGCGGTTAATCTGACTGATACAGTTAATACAACCAGCAGCACGACTGCTGCTTCGGCTACCTCTGTTAATACACTAAGACTAGCCAGTATGCTTATTGACGGTACTATTCAGATGACAGGTAAGCTAAGGACTGCTACTGCAACTACGGCAATAGCTTCTCTATCTATTCCTCCTTCGGCTGCAACCCTTGGTACATTGGTTAACGGTGACCTATGGAATCTTAATGATGTCTTACAGTTTAGAACAACCTCAGCTACTAAGCAAATTGCTTATAGAGATGCAGCTACAACAGGTGCTCTTGGTTTAGTACAGATTAGTACAGGCAATGATAGTGGTCTTAGCATCAATGGTTCTGGTGTACTTTCTGTTGTTCCTGCTACTTCTACCGTATTAGGTGGTATTAAGCAGGGTACAGGACTTACTATTACATCCGGTGTTGCTGCTGTAAACCTCTCTAGTTCACTAGCCTCTACACTTACTGATACAGCAGCGACTTCTTCTGCTATAAAAACTGTTAATGATTATGCTGTAGCCACTAACTCTGCTCTAGTTACTGCAACTGCAAGAGTAACAACGCTTGAAAGTACTACAGTTCCTGCGGTTGCTACTACGGCAAACAATGCGTTGGCTCGTGCTGGTGGAACAATGACTGGGATGATTCAACTACCCGGTAGTACTACCTCTCTAGCTCCTATACGCTTTGTTGGTGGCTCTGCTCCTACCTCACCTACAGCGGGTGATCTTTGGTGGGAATCAAATACACTGAAACTGCGTGTTGGTGCTGCTACTAAGGATTTGGCATTTACTGATTCCCCACTTACGGGAAATGCAGCAACTGCTACTCAGCTAGCTACTACTCGTGCCATTGCCCTTACTGGTGATGTTACTGGTACAGTTAATTTTGATGGCTCTGCTGCTGTTTCTATAGCTACAACAATAGCCGCTAACTCTGTTGCTCTTGGTACTGATACTACTGGAAACTATGTTGCAACTGCTACGGGCAGTGATGGTGTTGCAGTTACCGGAAGCGGCAGTGAAGGTGCTGGTATTAGTATTACTAATACTGATAAGGGTAGCTCACAAGCTATCTTTAAAACC